TTCCACACTCTGGAGAGCACCACCACTGATTAGCGAATGCAGGGTGAAATCATTCCCGACATTCATCGTTTTTACATCGTCTTCGCGCTGGTTTAGCCATCGTCTTCTTCCTCGTACATTGAGCTATTCGGATCGCTCATCAGTTCTGCGCAGCAGTGCTCACACACGTGAACTTCCAGCACATGCAGCTTCTGACCGCAGTTAGCGCACGTTAAAGCTCGCTCGACACTTCCTTGTTCGTAACTTCGATTTTGGTCAATCACCTTGTTTTCCTCGCACGTTCTCTAAGCCACCGGATATCCCACAGGTGAGCCGTGTAGTTGAAGGTTTTTACGTCAGATTCTTTTGGGATTGGCTTGCGTTTATTTCTGGAGCGCTTCGTTGGAAGGTATTTGCAGTTTTCGCAGATGATGTCGGTGAAACTTCGTCGCTGTCGTCTCATTCGTACCTCCTGTCGGTAAATCTGACACCCTGACCAATAGCCCATGCTGTAGTGTACTCAATCAGACTTGCCATACGCTTCACACTCATCTGCGCGCTGCTTTCGCGAATGTTGACGTATTCGCCTTCAAGCCCGGGCAAAACATCAGCTTCCTGCTTTGTTGCCACTGCATGACCGCTGATCAACAAAACCTTCCATTGTTCTGGTTTTAACCATTTATCGCACCATTGAACCTGACGTGCGATATCCGCCAGCATCGCGTGAAATTTTGCGTTCTGGTCAAGGTTGCGCTTGTAGTCAGTAATGCAGATGGTGACTGGCTTGTCTTTATCGAGTGGTGTTGCGAGGATGGCGTTGATTGCGGCTTGCTGTTGTTGCTTAGTTCGGAGGAAGATTGTTTGCTTCATCGAAATTCTTCTCTTTAATTCCAGCGGCTCTGATAGCTTTCATTACTGCAATTACCGTTTTGTCTCTCCCATCCTCATAACCCATCGCATAAGCACCTTCTTCACCATCTTTCCAAAAGTCGTCATTCGATTCGGGCCAGTCGATATCCAGTTCAATAGCTGCTCGCGATGCCTGCCATAAAGCCCACCACTCATTTAAGGAGTGACGAATATCCATGCTTGAAAATGCAAAGTACCTATCACCATTTCTTGCCTCGGTTATCATCTCGAATGGTAATTTCAATTTTTTGGCAACGTATTCCTCAAACTTCTTTCTTGATTCGTCCATCGGTACTTACCCTCAGTTCAACTCACAAAACGCCACGCCATTTTTGCTACAGCGACAGGCATAACACCGATAATCACCCAGACAAATGCAGCGCCAAACAACGTATACCATGGGTCTTTACCGTCATTCACAAGACGAATGTAGCTATGCAGAACAATAAAAAACGTCAGAAGAATCCATCCAACGCCAACGCATTTGAGTGCGACGAACATAAACTCATCCACGATTTACTCTCCCCCAAATAAAAAGGCCTGCGATTACCAGCAGGCCTGTTATTAGCTCAGTGATGTAGATGGTCATCTTTTAACTCCATATACCGCCAATACCCGTTTCATCGCGGCACTCTGGCGACACTCCTTAAAAATCAGGTTCGTGCTCATCTTTCTTTCCCGTTCTTCCCTGGTAGCAAACCGGTAATACACCGTTCGCCAGACCTTACCTTCGATAACCAGAAGACCTGCCCGTGCCATTTTAGCCGCGGCCTGATTTATGCTGGTTACTGTTGCGCCTGTTAGCGCGGCAACGTCCGGCGCACAGAAGCTATTATGCGTCCCCAGGTAATGAATAATTGCCTCTTTGCCCGTCATACACTTGCTCCTTTCAGTCCGAACTTAGCTTTGATTTCTGCGATCTTCGCCAGAGCCTGTGCACGATTTAGAGGTCTACCGCCCATGACAGGAAGTTGTTTTACTGGTTCAGGGATCGCCTCACCACGGTTAATTCTCGCAGTCATATGGACAAGCTCATCTGCGGCCTTACGGCGTAATTCCGCATCAGTAAGCGCATTGGCCCGCATGTTCTGATACAGGTTGGTAACCAGCCAGTAGTGCGCGTTTGATTTCCACGGATAAGACTCCGCATCCGGATACAGGCCTCGCTTCCGGCAATACTCGTAAACCATATCAACCAGCTCGCTGACGTTTGGCAGTCCGGCGATAACGGATGCTTCTTCCCGGCACCATGCAACAAACTGCCCGGGTGATGGCAGAAATGGTCGATTCTGCCGACGGGCTACGCGCATTCCTGCGTTAACCTGTTCCATTGTGGTGATCCCGTTTTCCCGGAAAGCCAGAACCCACTGGCGGCGGATTTCGTTCAGTTCGTTCTGGTCACGGTTAGCCAGACTCGCCGGGAAAGTTGCCAGTAACTGGCTGAACACACCGTTGATGATCTGCGCTACCTGCTGTACCTGCGGCTTTTCGTCGTACTGTTCCGGCATGTTGTTGGCGATCCGACGCATCTGCTCACGGTCAAAGTTAACCATCTGTGCGGCGATGTTTTTCATAGATCCACCCCGTAAATCCAGTCTGTGTTTGTCAGGTCGAGTTTTGGTTTGCTGGCTGTCACGACTGCCTGTTGCTTGTTACGGTTGATTTCGAGCTGGGTCCACTTGTCGCGGAGTTTGGCCGGGCTAAGCACGTTACCGGACCAGAAGTTGTCCTGGCATGCCCAGCGGAACAGCACGCACATGTCGCGGTGGTTACGTCCGTCACGTTCACGCATCAGGCGGATATCGTTAGCCCACCCTGCAAAATTCGGTTTTCTGGCTGATGGCGCGATGGTCTTCACCATGTCAAACATCCACTCTGCGGCGGTCAGGTCTTCTGCTGTCCCCCACTTGCTGCCGCTCTGAATTGCAGCATCCGGTTTAACCACAGAAAGATCGTTTTCTGGCTGGTCAGAGGATTCGCCAGAATTCTCGGACGAATAATCTTTTCTTTTTTCTTTTGTAATAGTGTCTTTTGTGTCCCCCTGTTTTGAGGGATAGTAATCCCCCAATTTGAGGGATGTTTTATCCCTCGTTTTAGGGGATTTTCCCTCGTTTTGAGGGATACACCATTCTGAGATGTTTTTATTTGGTCCAAACATGCCGCCTTGCTGCTTGATAATATTCATTCTGACGAGTTCTAACTTGGCTTCATTGCACCGTTTGACAGGTAACTTTGTAATCTCGCTAAGTTGAGAATCGGTGATTCTGTCCATTGGTTTATTCCACCCATAGGTTTTACGCAGAATGGCAAGCAGCACTTTAAACTGTCGCTTGGTCAGATCTGCGCCTGAATAAGCCTCAAGCAGCATATTTGATAGTCTGGCGTAACCATCATCGAGATCTGCCACATTACGCTCCTGTCCGGCAAAGTTACCTCTGCCGAAGTTGAGTATTTTTGCTGTATTTGTCATAATGACTCCTGTTGATAGATCCAGTAATGACCTCAGAATTCCATCTGGATTTGATTAGAACGCTCGGTCTTGCACACCGGGCGTTTTTTATTGGTGATTTCATCAAGCGCATACTTAAAAGCTCTGCTAATCGGACTGATGTCTGATGCCATGCCAAAAGCACACAAGACCGAAGCTATAAACCTCCAGTCCGTTCTGCTTATCTTCGATTCATGACAGCCAATCATCTTTGCCAGACCGCGCTGGGTAAGCGTTGACAGGTTGATGAGTAAATCAGTTTCAGCGCGATCAACGTCGCGCTGTGATAGTTTGCTGTAACTTGTTCGTTCCATTTCTTAAGATTTCCAATAGTGAATAGTTAGTTGAAAGGTATGCGTGGAAACGCATATGGCCTTAGTTGGTCAGATATCTTGGGACTCGCTTTTCAGCGACGTAGGACGAATGTCCGTTGTTACAAAGAGCGGCTCCGCTTATTAAGCGGCTTTGTGCTCCGGCGGGAACACGTCATCAAGACTTACTTTTGCGCCTAACTTGTTTAGACACGCAACAAGAGCACGGCATGTTTTAAGGTCTGGGAAGCGACGACCAGATTCCCAATGTCCGATAGCTCCCTGTGTGCATCCAACTGCCTTAGCAAGTGTTGTTTGAGAGATATTCAGTGACTCTCGATATTTTCGTAGGTTGCTCATATGCCCTCCATAGTAACCACGAATAAAAAATACAATATGTACTTCTCAAATACAAGTAAAAATACACATTGTGCATGGATGGTTCCAGTACAGAGCGTAATAATAAGGACATGAAAATGAAATGGTATGAACTGGCTAGATCCAGAATGAAAGAGCTCGGCATAACTCAAGAGAAGTTAGCCGAAGAGCTAGGTATGACGCAGGGTGGAATTGGACACTGGTTGCGCGGATCTCGTCATCCATCTCTTAGTGATATTGGTGTGGTGTTTAAATACCTTGGTATTGATAACATATCATTCAACCACGACGGGACATTTTCACCTGTTGGCGAATACTCATCGGCCCCAGTTAAAAAACAATATGAGTACCCTGTTTTTTCTCATGTTCAGGCTGGGATGTTCTCTCCAGAACTCAGAACCTTTACCAAAGGTGATGCGGAGAGATTGGTAAGCACAACCAAAAAAGCCAGTGACTCTGCATTCTGGCTTGAGGTTGAAGGTAACTCAATGACCGCACCAACAGGTTCCAAACCTAGTTTTCCTGACGGGATGTTAATTCTGGTTGACCCTGAGCAAGCTGTTGAGCCCGGCGATTTCTGCATAGCCAGACTTGGTGGTGATGAATTTACCTTCAAGAAACTGATCAGGGATAGCGGTCAGGTGTTTCTACAACCACTAAACCCGCAATATCCAATGATCCCATGCAATGAGAGTTGTTCCGTTGTGGGGAAAGTTATCGCCAGCCAATGGCCTGAAGAGACGTTTGGGTAAAGAGGATAGATGGAGTTTAATGGCCATGAGTATCAAGCGGTCAAAAAGAAGTTCATCTATTCATTGAAAGCATAAGGCCATCTGAGTATATCCGTAATGATCTGGATATTGTCTATAACATCAATGACCGGACGATAGATATCGGTGAGCAGCGTCCTGTATGGCAGGGTGAGGCAGGTGAAAAAACGTCCTGCCATCAACAAGAATCAAGTGCATCCGCTCTCTGGACAGATGGAAAATTTATTGGATGCAAAAAGATATGAAATAACACCTGTATAGCACGGAGCTTTCTCTGACCGATGCACTTGAAGTTGTTAGGGCTGACCCAGCCTGCTGTTTCTTTAGGTAAGAGAAAAGAGATTTAGGAGATGAAAGGTCGCAGAGGTGCGGCCTTTTTTATTGAGAGTGGATCTTGAACGGAAATTCTCAAGACTTGAGTCTTGCATGCAAATCAATTCCTGGATAAACTCGATCTGAGTCAATAACTTAGAGAGAGAGCAAATGGCAAAGTCAAACGTTAGCGTGCAGGCATTCAAGGACTTCCTTGAAGAGCTTATGTCGCTGAACATAATGAAGGAGGCCACCGCTCGAAATTTAAAAAACTCATCCGCTCGCCTCTTAACGGTAGTCCAAGAAGAGGAAATGGGTGATGTTACTCAGCTTGATGTGAATGAGCTTGCCGAGCGATACATCAACGCAACTGAGCCGAAGCCTAGCGACAGCAGCATTACTGCATATAAAAGCCGCATGGAAAGTGCAATCAAAAAGTTTGTAGCTTTCCAGTCTGGTGAAGAAATCCCATACACTCCGATTGACAAAGAATCCAGTGAGGAAAAAGATTTGACTGGCGAACCAACAAAAGTCGAAGGCAAGGCTAATGCACTTCATACCTATGATCTTCCAGTAGTTCTTCGACCTGAATCAGGGGTTACAGTAACGATTAAAGGCATTCCTAACGATATCACAAACGAAGAAGCCGAACGCATCTCTTCAATTCTGAAGGTTTACGTTCGGCCTCAATAATGCAAAAGCATTCAGCACAATGTCCAACTCCCCAGTCCGACATTGATGCTGTTTAACCAGAGCCTCCAAAAGGAGCCCTTGTTAAGGTACACAATATTTGCGATGTAACCTTAGCGCGTCTGGTACATTTTTTCAAGCGGTTGTAGGGCTGCCGCCAATATGAGAAAACACAGATGTCTACATACAATTTGAATGACCAATTCGATCGAGAAGTTCATGTGAATGCCTATGAACGGATAAGGTATGGAAATCTTGAACATGTGTGTGAGCATTATCGCTCAAGGCCACACCGCTAATCATCAACCCGGCCTCCATGCCGGGTTTTCTTTTCCTCTCGCCCAAAAAAAACACATAACCAATTGTATTTATTGGAAAATAAATAGATACAACTCACTAAACAACGCAATTCTGATCTCTCCTTACATCGCCGAGGCAATACACCCACGCTAAAAAACAATACTATTAAATACAAAGCGTTGTAAAAAACCGCCCCGTTTTAGAACAAATTGTATTGACCAAGTGAAGTACATATCGTACTATTTAACCATCAGCAGGACGCTGGAAGCCAAATGGAACAGACTGGCAGGCTCTTTAAACAACGTCGACTCTCGACTACGTGGCTGAAAAGCCAGATCACCCAACCACATAAGCTGTGGGATGCAATGCCGAAGCAACCGTCTCAGGAGGAGCTTCGAGATTGCATCGCCAAAGTTTATTCGGGAGGAATCTATGTCCAGAAAAACAGAATTTAAAGGCACCGCAGCTTCTCGCCGTAGAGCTCGTCGCGCAAACCTGCAAAGTCAGGAGGCGATTAGCTCCGACAAACTACACAGGCCAACCCCATCACGAGTGGTCTTACAATGCAAACGCAAACCAGCAATGAGAGCAGAAGTAATAACACTGACAACGTTGACCAGAAAATATGAAGGCTCAACTTGTCTTCCAAATGTAGCTCTTTACGCGGCAGGCTACCATAAATCCAAACAACTGACAGCAAGATGACTTGTGTTGGTCGCCAGAAAATGAAATTAGGCAGCAAACCACTTATTTGAGGTGATATATGGAATTTCATGAAAGTGCGATTTGTGATTTTCGCGCTAACGCAAATTCAGTAAAACCACAGCCAATTGCAGTTCTTTTAAAAACAATGGGTGCGTGGGCTGTTTTATGCTTCGCCGCTGACGACACTGACGCAAGAATGGCAATAGGACAAGAGATGGAGATGGACCCGACAAACGATGAATTCATAATTTATGGCGCTCCATCTAATTACTTACTTGATACCTGCAACATTTACAACAAGGCTGCCTGATGGTGGCCTTTATTTTTGGCATAAACAACAGAATAAACACAGCACTGTGTATTCATTCCAACGAGTGAATACACGGAGCAATGTCGCTCGTAACTGAACAGGAGCCGACTTGTTCTGATTATTGGAAATCTTCTTTGCCCTCCAGTGTGAGGGCTTTTTTATATGCATACCAATAACGCTTCACTCGAGGCGTTTTCGTTATGCAATCAAATATAAGGAGTTACCCATGATGCACTTTC